TGAGAAAACAAGGGGTAATCAAATGAGTAATGTTTGGAAAACGCTATCAGCTATAGACTGTAGCAAGCATGTTGAAAAGAAGGGCAACCTATCCTACCTATCCTGGGCATGGGCGTGGCAGACACTGAATGAACACTATCCAGACAGCAGTTATGCTTTCTGCCCACCCACCTTTCTAGAGAATGAGACTTGCGAGGTCAATGTATCTGTAACTGTTGAGGGTAAGACGCACAGCATGTGGCTCCCGGTAATGGATAACCGTAACAAGTCTATTGTTAACCCTACCACTAGGGATATCTCTGATGCCCGTATCAGGTGTCTCGTAAAAGCAATCGCCATGCATGGGTTGGGACTGTACATCTATCAGGGCGAGGCGCTACCCAGTGCTGTACAGGATGCTCCGATAGACAGTGCCCAGGCTGCACAGTTGAAGTCACTGTTGGAGATTACCGAGTCTGACGTTAAGAAGTTCTGTCAGGTGTTCAAGTGTAATACTGTTGAAGACTTACCTGCTATGCGCTTTGATCAGGCACTGGGAATGTTAAACAAGAAGGCTCAAAATGCGGATTCTTGAAGCCGAGCAGGGCAGTGAGGAATGGCTGGCGGCTAGGGTAGGACGACCTAGTGCTAGTCAGTTCCACAACTTAGTCACCAGTAAGGGCAAGGCAAGTACATCTGCTGACCGCTACATCAACCTGATGATCTCTGAGAGACTTACTGGTAGGTCGGAACCCATCTTTGTGACTGATGCTATGCAGCGCGGCACAGATTTAGAGCCAGAGGCCCGTGCCTATTATGAGTTAGAGACAGGCAATGAGGTTAAAGAGGTTGGGTTTATCCTTGATAACTCTGGTGAGTTTGGTTGCAGCCCTGATGGTTTGGTGGGTGATGATGGTGGTATTGAAATCAAATGCCCGGCAGCACATAACCATGTAGCATGGGCGCGGAAAGGAGTATGCCCTACCAAACACTATGCCCAGGTGCAGGGTTGCATGTATATTACCGGGCGTAAATGGTGGGACTTTATGAGTTACCACCCTGATATGAAGCCCATGATCGTTCGTGTTGAACGTGATGAGGAATTTATTACTAACCTGGCCGAGCAGATACTGTTGGCCGTCACTGAAATTATATCTGAAGTAAGGAACTTAAAATGAAAATAGGTGTATCTGTATCGTTGGATCTGAAAAAATTGGACTTGAGCCGTTGCCCGGTAGTGACTAAGAAAGATGGCACTGAGGCTCGGTATCTGAACATGACTACGTTCATCAACACTGACGAGCTGGATCAGTATGAGAACAATGGTTTCATCGCACAGTCTCAGAGTAAAGAAGAGCGCGAGGCTGGTAAAGAACGTCCACCCATCCTGGGCAATGTAAAAGTATTCTACACTGATGGTGCTGCCCCGGCTGCTTCTAAGTACACTGACCCGGTTGTAAACTCTCCAATCACTGAAGACATTCCATTCTAGGAGGTCGTATGAAAGACAAGATAAAAGAAGCGCACCGATATGCTAACTGGCAACTGTTTAAACACAGTATCGACAAGCCATTTATTGTTATGCACTTTAACGCCAACAGCTACCCTATTGTTATTCGCAGGTGGCATGCTGCATTAATCTTATTATCTTTGTTGATCGCGTTTTAGCCAAGCCGTTTTCTCTCCGGCTGTGTAGCAGGGGTAGCCCACCTGTGGCGACAACGGGCCTATGATATTATGGTATATAATGAATAGACAAAAAGCATTTGGAATAATATCTCACCTCGCTATAATCCTGCCTCAACTGGTATTGGTGGTGGTTACGGTGATTATTTATATGATTATTTTTGTGATCTGCGGCTTGGCTGCGGTTGCAAAGCAGGACATCTAGCGGCTTTCGGGCCGCTTTTTTTATGGAGAATAGAATGAGACATCTAGTAATCCCGGACACTCAAGTAAAACCAGGCGAACCCACTGAGCATTTACGATGGGCAGGACTGTATGCAGCAAAGAAAAAGCCAGATGTTATTGTGCATATTGGCGATCATTTTGATATGCCAAGCCTATCATCATGGGATGTCGGCAAGAAGTCGTTTGAGGGTAGGCGTTACCTGGATGACATCGAAGCGGGGATTGCCGGGATGGAGTTATTCTTGCAGCCGATACGGGAAGAGCAGGAAAGGCTAATCAGGAACCGGGACAAGCGATGGAATCCCAGGATGGTTTTCACTCTAGGAAACCATGAGAACCGAATTGAGAGGGCGATTGAAAGTGATGCCAAGCTGGAAGGGCTGATAGGCTACCATGATCTGAAGCTACAAGAGATGGGCTGGGAGGTGTATGACTTCTTGGAGGTCGCGGTGATTGATGGTATCTGTTACTCGCACTACTTCACCTCTGGGATTATGGGTCGGCCAGTGAGCAGCGCCAGGGCACTACTGACCAAGAAAATGCAGACCTGTATCCAAGGGCATGTTCAAGATAGGGACTTGGCTTTTGGCAGGAGGGCTGATGGAACCAACATACTCGGACTGTTTGCCGGGATATTCTATCAGAACGATGAAGACTACCTTACCCCACAAACTAATCTATCCTGGCGGGGCATATGGGTATTGAATGAGGTCGGTGATGGTGGCTGCGATATGCTTCCGGTTTCCATGAATTATTTGCGTGAAGAATTCGAGGGCAAGTGATGAATTTAAAAAGACACTGGCAGGAATTAAAAGAGAAACACCCGGCTATTGCAGACCAAAACCAGCCTACCCCACCAACTAAACCAGGCGCGGCTTTGGCAGGAAATTGCCAGCAAAACCAGCCTACCCCAAAAACTGGCTTGGCAGGAAAAAAGTCTACCCCGCAAACTGATCAGATAAACCCCGATCACTATCAAGGGGCCGTCGAATGCATCGACGCGATAGAAGCCGGAATGAATCGGGAGCAATTCGCTGGATATCTGCGCGGCAATGTCCAGAAATATACGTTCAGAGCCTACAGTAAACATCCCGACCCGGTAACCGACCTTTTAAAGGCGCAATGGTATTTATCCCGATTAATCGATTATGAGAGGGACAAATAAACCCCTTTAAAACGCATTTTAAGGGCCATTTGAGAGCGAGTAGCGCCCCTACCCATTCAACCCTACATGTTCACCGGATAAACCCCGGCAAATAGGCAAAAAAAAGCCCCTAAAAAGGGGCAAATGGATTGCTAAGGGAATTACTGGTATTTTGCGCCTGTATCTTTGTCAGTTATTAAGTACTTATACCCGCGCTTTTTAAGTTCCATTCCGCAATAAAGCATTTCATCTAAGTATTGCGGGCATTTTGGATTGTCCGGCATCGCGTGAACTGCCGCATTACAGTCTCGCAATATATGTATCAACGCGTCATCATTTAAACCCGAAAATCGCGCCATTGTTTCAGAATGCCAATTCCCGGTGCCGTCGTTATATTCTGTCATTTTATGCCACCTCCAAAGTTTGAATTAATTGAGTCTTAAAATTTGATTTGCGAGTGCCATGTACTGCGAGCGCGATATTCTTTTTGCTACCGTCGCATAGCATACAATCAATGCATTGCATCCCTTTGGAATCGCTCAAACATTCAATCTCATTCTCTGCGAGTGAATCGCCTTCCATAGCAACCCGAAACGTATTAGCGCCCATGGATTGATATTTTAACGCTTGTTTTGGGCTATCGGCTGAAACTTGGCACAAAGTTAAATAGCGTTTGTCGAAGTTTTTATGTTGGATTTGGTGCGTATATCCGGTATGGCCTATACCCATTTTCGCGGCATTTTCCATGATCTCAAATGGTGCTGCTGCTGGATCGCCATAAGCACCTAGTCGGATTTTACGGCCCGAAAATAGATCGCCATGCAATACCGGATCGAATACCGGGTAAATACCCCTTGTATAGCCCTTATAAACAGCTAGGGGCGCATGCGCTAAATTTACATAACAAACGCCATTTGTATAGTGCCTATGAGGGCACGCCCCGCAAATGCTTTTATCCTTTCCATTTTTGGCTGCATCTGTTGGGGCAATATCGGAGCGAATAATCCAAGTCTGTACCATTTGGCCGGTTTTGCGGTTTGAGGTTTCTAGGGTAGCGATAACTACTATAGGTTCTCCGTCTAGCATTGACGGCCCGTCGTATAGAATAACGCCCCGCAATTGGGAGCGCTTTATAGGTGGTTTTTTAGCTGAAAGTTTACGCATCATTTAAACCCTATATTGTGTTTAATGTTGTAAGCTAGATTTTCTAATTCGTCGGCCATTACTTGGCGATTCGCCCAATTATCCCTATAGCGTTTATGCTTATTTTCGCGCTCTATTTTGTCCCTTGCATAAACTCGTAGGCATTTAGACTGCTCAATATTCTGCCCCATTCTAGTAACACCGGTGCCGCGATATTCATCCTTAACGTGCTGGCCATATACTTCAATTTGGAAGCGCTTCTTATTGCAATACTTCCGCATCAGCCGGACTAATTCGCGCCCTTCATCATTGTTGGGAATTTCAGAAAATAGATAATTTGGAATATTCATAGATCCAGCCCCATGATAATGATTGCGATTATGTACCAGCACCAAGCTGCGAAAGCCCCGCCGATACCTATTGAAGCCCAACAAATAACATCCGCAATTATCGCATTGCGTTTTGCCCTTTTAGCTTCTTTCATTGTTTTAATGCGTAGTGCGCTATTCATAATGTTTCCCTTTTTAGTTGTCCGGTCTAATTGCCGGTAATGCAATCTAACAATAAATCATTGCTTTATGTCAATAAATAAAAACGATTCTCTCTTATTTGTCTATATAGGTATAAAGACCAAAGGCGATTAAATGGTATAATTGATCA